CGTAACAAGACTGGTAAGAAATCCATCACTAGCATTCATTAAACGTTTTGCGACGAACGTACCAGTCTTGCTCGCAGCAAGCTTCGTAGTAAGACTCGGGGCAAACCTAGATACCCCCGCTTTCGCTAGCATACCAGTATCTATAGCTTCATACAACGGCAGTGTTGCTAACGCCTCCCCTAGCTTACTATCCAATCGCCCAACAACCGTATCTCTCGGATGCGTCTGCAACCAATAATCATAATTTTGCATCCGTGCTTTGGTCGCCGCAATCTGCGTCGCAAGCACTTTCGGAGTATCAAACTGGTTATATAGTTTTTGCATCTCAGCATGTGGCGTATGTGTAAAATGTTCCGCCAGCCCAAATATATCATTAACCATCGCATTTGTAGCTTTTAGCCCGAACATATACATACTATTCGCGCTCGATTTAAATCCTGTTTCAATATCCTGAAAGCTTTCCGTGTTACGCCGCCAATAATCAGATCGCCCCCCCTCGGCCTTAGTTTTTTCAAACGTCTGAGATATCGGCTTACCGTTCATAGTAACATCACGGCCAGAAGCAGCGACCCAAGTTTCCTTATCCGGGACTGGAAGCTTAAATCCTGCATAAGACGCGGGTACGAGCTTATTGTACAAGTCCGCTCGTACCTTAGTTTTACGATCTTCTGGCAACGCCTGATACTTAGGATTCGCCTTTATATCTTCCAATCGCTTCGCAATAGCAGAACCACGCTCCGCAAACGTAGGGAGCTTAGCAATATAACTATGGTCAATACTGATCGGAGTCTTCGCTACCGTCGTCTTTGCCGGATTCACTTGGCTGGTCTGTGGTATTCCCGACTGGTTCGATTGCTGGTTGTTGTCCATTACTCTGCGCTCCCTGAGTACTCTTATCGCCTTCTGTCGGAACATCTTCTACGCCGCCGGTTAGGTAGCTCCAAAAACGACTCAGCGCGGAGGGCTGTTCAGGCTGCGGAGCATTTGTTTGGGTTGCTGCTTGCTGTTTTTTAACACTATCCGGGAAGAAGCTAGTCGCTGTTTGTTCTTTCAGTGCTGCGATTTGCTTGATTGAAGAGTTTGTAAAATCAATAGCTGTTTGTAGCTGTTGTTTATGCCCCTCGTCAGTGGTTGCGTTATATTGTAGCTCTAGATTATCTCGCGCAGCCGTAGCTTTATCCAGCTCGCCAGCTAGCGTTGATATCTGTGCCTGCCCGATTTTTTCCTTGACGGCAGCATTTAATCTAGGATCATTAGTAACTCCCATTGCCGCCCTAGCACGGGCCATAACAGCTCTGACTTGATTAGTTCCTTCTTGGTACTTCAACTGGGCGGCAGTCTTCTCGCTCGACGTAAGCCTATCCGCTTGCGCTGTGGCCTTATATGCGGCCAGCTGCATATCAGCTGTAGCTTTATACTGCAATCTAGTAGCCTGATTCCCAGCATTATATGCAGCTAACTCAGCCTTAGCCTTAGCGTCAATAAGATGCGGAGCTAGAGTCATCATCTGCTTTTGCGCTGTTTCCCTCTGCTGAAGCTTGACCGCATACTGCGGATTCGTCTCAAGCGTAGGAGTATCTTTCGCCAGCGCCGCCGCTGCTCTGGGATTCGCTTGCATAACCTCAGGAGTTCCAGTTGTAGATTTTACATTAGCTTGTGCTGGCGCTGCAAACTTCGGCGGAGCTTGTGCCATTTGCGCGACTTGAGCTTCCTGTGGATTCGCCGCACTGAATGCTCCCGCACCCTTAACTTCCTTATCCGCTGCCACAGCAGCCTTAACTTCAGGAGTTTTATTCTTCTCAGGATCAACATAGCTAATATCAAGTGCTTTCTTCAGCTGCTTCTCATTCTTAGGGTCGCTGAGAATAGCCTCCAATTTCTTACTATTAGCCTCTAGCACACCCTTAGCCATCTGATTATTAGGGTCTTGAGCCAACACTTTCTTCGCATTCTCAATCTGCTGTTTCGACTGCATAACATCAACAAGCTTAGTCTTGAGCTGGTCCTGCTTATTCTGTGCAAACTTCTGACTCGTGGAAGAAACAAGTCCTAGAATCCCACGAATCCCATTAGCGGTTCGAGCACTCTTCTGAGCCATAGCCGTATTATTCATCGGCTGTACTTGCTGCGGATTCGGAGCTTCTCGCACGGGCTTGATATTAGGCTCTGCCGGAATAGCACCTTGTGTATAAGGAGACGGCAACGGAGCCTGTAACTGCTTCGCCACAGAATCCATAGCCTGGCTGATATTCTCCATATCAGGTTTAGGTGCATCAGCAGGTATTGTAATATCCGCAACCTGCGGTGTTGCTGGTACTGCTACTTGATCTGCCATTATTATCCCCTATCCTAGCGCGCTCAAAATCTCACTAAATGTCCCGGTTCCAGAAGCTCCTGTGCTGTTAATAGCATTAGCGCCAGAACTAATAGCGTCGCCAACGATACCACCGCCTAGCACATCTCCGAGCGTTCCAAGAAAACTAGAATCCGAGCCATGCGCAGAACCCTCATTCGTCAGCGCGCCAAGCAGCGTATTCTCCTCGCCCAACTCCATATTCGCGACTGTAGATTGCAGATTGCTATTCACACCAGAATAGAAATCGCCTTGGGCCAGCGCTGCCGTACTAGAATTTGCAGTCACGCCACTAGCCGCTTCTCCAGATGTGATATTCGCAGCCTGCTCACCGGCCTCCAGATTTGTATTCGCAATCGTAGCCTGTACCGCACTATCGGTCGCGGTACCAAGATTCTGAAGCACACTAGTAATAGCCGTTCCAGTACCTGAGCCGTATGTGTCCTTAAAATCTCCGGTCACAGTATTCGAGCCATCCGCCCAATTAATCCCATTAGTCTGCGCGGTACTTGGCGCTACGACTCCGGCGGTAGTGGGAGCTGCGCCAGTCGGAACAGCCGCAGCCGCTGGAGCAAATGGATTAGCCGCAGTCTGAGCATTCGCGGTCGCTGTGCCTGGAATAGCCGCAGTAGGAATAGTAGCAGCAATAGGAGTTGCGGACGCTGCCGTTGCTGTAGGAACAGTCGCTTGTGTAGCCATTTACCATCTCCTCATTAGTGGCCGAATTTGTCGCATTCCTTGATTTGATACTATATCGTTTTCCATAGTCGAGGCACGGGCAGTGAGCAAACCGACATCCGCAGGTTTTTTAGGGTCGCCATAAAGTATGTTATGATACTGTGTTGAATAGTCCAACATTCGCAGATCACCCGCCCCTCGTAATGCCGCTGCATATTCAATAATCTCCCGCCAGTCATCATCTAAGAATATCTCATCTGCCAGCACTGGAGGATTCGAGAACGGATGCTGTATCTGATACCGCATATATGACCAATACGCATTAGTGGGTTGTGGTGCGATAAATACTTGGTTATTAAATCGCGTCCAATATGCAGGCGTACCCGGAGTGCTGAACATAAGCTCAAGCGAATCAATAGTCTTATACATCAATCCAATACCAGGATTATATCCCTGTGTTGTATTCAATGGATTGTTATAAAACATAAAAAAGCTTGGGATGAGCTTCGGATTCGCCGTGGTACCAAATGCTGGAATATCACCAGCATTCACCCATGTACTAAATGGATATTGGTATACTCCGGTCGTCATTTGCACTGGTGCTGCCGTAGTACGTTGAAGTCCCTGAAATGGATAATTCTGGCTCAACTCAAGCACCGCGTCCGCAACCCACTGCACTCCGAGCGTAAACACATCCGCACGCTGTGACAGCTTCGCCCAAACGCCACCAGTCGGAGCACTAGGACTCGCGCCAATCCCGCAGAGCAAATCCTGTATTGTATATGGATACGCCATTTACTCTCCTCTTATACCATAACGAATACTGTAATATCCGCTGTTGCGTCTGTGCATTGTAGTGTTATGTTCATTGCCGTAGGCAGAATAGTTCCTTGAAACACATCACACGCTTTGTTCTTTGATACTAAATGGAATCCGTATGGTACTTTATTCAAATTATGCTGCACGGTAAGATTTGCATTAGAGGTGACCCAGGCAAAAGGCGCGCCGTGCGGATTCCCAGCAGCCCCAATCCTAAGCAATATCCCACTTTGATTCGATGTACTGTACGTTAATGGTTGCCCATTAGAATCAAATGTAAGCCCATTTCCAGGGCTTACATTACCATTTAGCACGAGTGCGAAGTTCGTATTAACTGTGTGCTGCTCGATAGTAGGAGTAGGAACTAGTGTTCTCATTAGTCTATATCCCCATCTGCGTAAGTTCCAGCGAGCATTACTTTAACAATTGCCCCGTTGAAATTCGTAGAAGTGATACTAAGCTGTGGCGCTTCTACAGTGGCCATTCCATATGGGGTATAGTATGTTCGCTGGTTATTAGTCCCATCAAGTACAATAGTTCCAAGCGACGTGACTACACCGGCAATATCAGTAATGTTAACTGCCAGAGTACCAGTTCCATACGCCTTAACTACTGCTCTACGAATCGTACACTTACGTGTAAATCCGAGCTTTATCTCCTCAGCACGAAATACCAGATTAAGATTCCCTGGAGGTATTGTAATACTAGTTACATCCGCGGTAGGAGTATTTACTAGATTATAGTAAATAAATGTCTTGGTATACGAGATCTCAAGTATTGTGTACGTGAAATTAATATACACAAGCATCACCGGCAAATTCGAAAGCGTTGTTACAGCGCCACCACTTGACTGATTCAAATACACAGCTGCTGTTTTGATGAAATTTACCTGTACAAAATTAGCCCCTGCGACATAATCCGACAGTAGCTCAGATATAGACTTAGTGATAGTAGTCCAAACCTTCTCGTTCGCTTGGTAAGACCAGAAAACCACATTACCAGCCACGCTTGCTGTAGCGGCAATAAATACATATTCTGTACCCGGATCTAAATCATTAAACGGGTACATATTAATCCCGCCAGTAACTAGATCATTCGATAAAGCCCCTAGTGGAGGGTTTACATTAAAACTGCTATAGATCGCTGTTCGCGCGGGCGATCCAATAGGTGTAAATGAACCACCATAAAACGCATAAATATCACTATCCGTAGCTAAGAATGTAAAACGCCCAAACTGTTTAAGAGTGTATGGAAATACAAGCCCCTGCCCGATAGTAGAGTTCCAGTACGTAGTAAAAGCCCAAGGGCCAATCGCTACGCCTGTCGCCGTCATCTGAGTAACGCCAGTACGCTTGAATATATACCCTACGTTATCAACCGCAACAAACCCTGAAATAAAATCCTCGACCGAGGTTAGAAGATTAAAGCCCGCAGTTCTATTCACGGAAGGATCCCAGGTACCAAACGCATCCGGGGAACTCCAGCTCACGAGTGTCTGCTGTACGCCATCCACAGCGGAATTGCAATTAAGCTGGATCATATACTCGTCGAATATATCGATAAATAACCCTGCTGTGTATGTAGATACGCGAGTATAAGACACTGTCGGTGTATATGCGTATAACTCACTTCGAGTATAATACGCAATGTACGCAATCCCATTCACTACTTTCACTGCTGATGGAGCGCCAAATATAAGACTAGCCCCCCCAGAGGCGAACTGGTCGAATTGGAATTTAATCGTACCATCTGATTGCAGCGTCGCGATATAAGTAAGCCCATATTGATCTACAGCACATAAGAAATTAGAGGCATTAAAAATCAGCGATGTGTAAGCATCCGCATAATAATCAGTCGGAGTCGCGGGGATAGGTAAATCTACGTTCAGAAAATTAATAGTCCCAGAAGTCCCCGCTGCCGTACCGTTTGGCAGCAGCGCGGGAACTGGTTGGTCGTCTCCGCCGGAGCCAGTAACATACCCAACAGTAATACCGCCAATATAAGTATACAGCCCATCTAATGCTGGATTATCGCAACCTGTGATTGTAAACTGTACTCCTTGGCCAATAACATAAGCGGGGCCAGCGTCAAAATCCCACAACACTTCCAGTCCTCTGTATTGATTATAAGTAGGGCTACTGGGATCTGTGTCCAGGAATGTAGGAGTAGCTGAGAGCAAAGGCAGGGTCGCATTATACGGCGTTTGCGGAGCGGACAGATTAGAGCCAAAATACTCCACCCCAGTATAACCACCAAGGGGCGTAGCGCACGAGAATTGGTTTGAAGTTGTCGCGAGCACACTGAGCACTCGCACCTGCGTTGAGTTTATAATCTGAGTAACCGTCACGCGCATACAATCAGTGATGGGATTAGGGCAAGGAGTAGCGAGACCTGCGAGTTGGATTATCTGCCCGACTATGAATATCGAGGAGTCTGGAATTGTTAGAATTCCACCGGCATACATACTAGAAAGCCCGTAATTCAGTGTTATAGCAGTATCGATAACAAAAGTATACGTAAATGGTAATACAATAAACGTATACTCAGGTACTGCCTTAGGAGGTATAAGTTCCAAATCCCAGACAGAATTCTGACTCGCCATATTCGAGTAGCACAGCAAGCCGTTCTTAATCGTAACTCCATCCATCTTAACACACTGATTCTCAGCAATATCCACCGAACTCTTATCCGACGCAACTCCGCCCCACGGCTCTTCGTAATAGATCTCGAAATGATTTCCTGTCGTCTTACGAAGTCCGCTGGGCATATTAGTATCCTATTACTTATTGATAAATACGGAAAGAGTGCCGGAGGTCATAGCAGTTACTACCAGACCATTTACCCAGCCAAGGGTGCCAGTAGGAAATGGATCAGTTGTAGCAGCTACTTTATTAATAATAATATTCCCATTCTGATCTTTTACAGTAAGCGTAGCCGCTGCTATAGGATCATTCCAGATCATATCCTTGATATAAATTCGCCCCGGCCATACGAGATTCGTACTCGCAGTATCCAAATACCAAGGATTCGCACTGATGTTATTTGCCATTGTAGCTCCTGACTATTTAGCCGGGCCACCTTCTGGTGCCCGCCTATTTGTATTTTTATATTTAAGGCCTAATGCAGCAGCACTCTTAGCTTGCGCAACAGCACGGTTTTCATTATTAAATTCTTTTTGCTGCGATTCAGAAACTTCGTGATTACCCAATTTCCTATCATTTAATCTATCTAGTCGCATAGAAGGACTATTTGATTTAAAAGGTCTAGGATCATTATCGGCGGCAACACTTAGTTTATCATATGCTTTAGTGCCGTGGTCATAAAATCCTTGTTTACGTTCTTTTCTATTTGTATGAATAATTTCAGCATCACTATGCCCATGCCAACTCATATCAAAAATCTCCTTTAAATGAATATATCATCATTCTGCCCATCAAGCGTAGGCATTGTTAACTTTGGATCCGGCTGTAAATCTGGTTCGAGGATTATCATGCTGAGAGCGTCTGTGATACCTTTGTCGATCTGGCCGAGTAGCGGGAATGCGTCGAAGCATTTCGCATCGAGAAGTTTACCGCGCTGCCATTGCATATCTTTAATCGGAGTTCGATCCCCGCAACGGGAGCAAAACGCCCATGCTCCCTCGCCCCACGTATGCTTATTAGGAAGTCCGTAGCTCATACATCCTCCTACAGATAATTATCAATAAGTATATTTCGTGTAAGTCCTGTCCATGTACAGACATTCCTAATATACTCTTCCGTGTTATTCTCCACCGGAGGAGCATACTTATAAATCATATCCGCAATCGAAAGCCCAGCATAATGCTGTTTCAGCAGCGCGCGCATCGCAGCGAATCCTGCTTCCACAGTTGGAAAATACGCAAATCTCGGAGTCCGTGGAGGCGGAATAGTCTCAATCCTCAACGCCCCAAACGAATGCGCAAACGCTCCAAACTCAATATCCCCCGGATTATTATTCCGTGTCGCACGCCCACCCGCAACCCCAAACCCTTCCATCTTCGCAATCGCTTCACAAATCGTCAATGCCATAATATCTCCTATTAAAACCCCACTAGACGGGGGAGAGGGCCAAATCTAGTGGGGCCGACGTGCTATGAATCAAGGAACTCTGTATAGAGTGTTGGTCATAGCACGTCTACCTCCGCTCAGTAGACCGCGAGCATTAAGCTCCGTTGCTGCCCCAAGTTCCGAGCCAATCTGTAGCGCCCGCAGACATACGCATGGTAGTCTTCTGTTTCATAGCTCCGGTATCAAAATCCTCATCAAATTCATCTTCAGGATTCTGCCGCATGAACACAGTAAGCGAGTGATTTTTCTTATCCGCAGTCATGTACCACGGGCCAGCATTTGTAAAGTAGTGGCATACCATGTAACTCAAATCTTCACCGAGCAAAGAGTTGATGTCATTCGTATCAGTTGCGGGCTTACCACTGGAACCGAAAATCTCACGCGCGAGGAAACGATTCTCCGGCGCGATCAAAACCTTAGTCGGCTTCAGATTAATTGGCAAGCCCTGAGAATCTACTAGTCTCTCGAACTGAGTAGTGCCCAACTGCACACCAGTAAACGACAGATCAATATCAGTAGCAGGACGATTAGGGAAAGTGCCGGCTGCGCTGATAAGATTTGGAAGACTAGCCCAGGTGCTAGTAGCACTAGGCCCACCAAGGAGAGGATGAGCGTTATTAAAAAGAGATACTCCATCAGTCGTAGTGACATTACTAGAGAACCCCTGATTAAAGATATTGAACGCTACGATTTCCTTAGTATAACGAATCGAACGAGCCAGAGCTTTAGGAGCGGTCTTAATAACACCATACTTAGCATCTTGCCATAGCTCTTTCGAGGTACGAACAGCAAGCGCGTAAGTAAGATGAATATACCGCTTATCTCCACCCTGAATCATCTGTGTATACGCTACGGGCGTATTTTCCGGCTTTTCCTGAAGCGGGCCGAATCCGGCCATCTTCAAGTCCTGCTCGTACTCAGATTCCGAGGTCTTTACATTAAAAACTGCCTGATACTCTTCAGCGCGCTGTTCTGTCTCAAGTGCATCAACGTAGATTTTATGCAGCCCCGGAGCCATAAGTTTAGGAAATGCTCCACGAACTTGTGTTCCCATAATTTATATCCTTTTTGTACTATTAACCTATGATAATTTGAGCTGCCGAGGAGAGAACCTGGAAGCGCACACGAGCATTTACGATGTAGGTAGTTCCAGTTGCTGTGAGGTCGATTGGATTAATTCCAACCATTGTTACTACTGTGTTGGTACCCGGAGTTGTCTTAGCAGCGTCAACATACCACTGACCACTAGCATCGATTGTGAGTCCAAACTGTGTCCCAATCATTGCCTGTGTCGGAGTATAATTGGCTGCTACAGTACCAGTCGAGTTATCAAAAGTAGCCTCGAAGATATTATCGTCCACGGCAGACTCGAACAGAGTACGACCGTCCGAAATAGGAGTGCCTACAGCAATATTAAAAGCCGCCGGCTGATTAGGAACATTGCCATAAGTCTGAATTGCTCCCGGAGGTCCAATCTGCCCAAAAGCGCCCGGAGCGCCTGCACCGCTTGTACCAAGGTTCAATCCATTAGTCAGACTAAATCCAGCAATCGCAGCCGCTACTGTAGCACCATCCCACGCTCGAATAAAACCAGCATTTTGCTGGACAGGAGTTCCGAGCTTAAAAGTCTGTCCAGACTGTTCAGAATTCGCCCCAGTTAGCGGAGTCAGACCAGTAGTGGTCTGCGCCGTATAGATGGGCTGATGATATGTAAGATTTGGTCCAGCCATATTTAAACCTCAGTATTAAATTGTTACATCTGGTGAATAAAACGCCATCTTCCGCTCGTTAGATGCTGATTGAAAATCATTCCGAGCATCTGAATGCTGCATATACGTGTTAGCTGCTTTTGCTGCGCGCTCGTGTAGTTTTACATTATTAGTTGTACCCACAGCCCGCTCATGGGCGAAACGCAGTGCTCTGTAGTATGTTGCTTTATCAATCTTCATTGCTACAACATCATTGATTGTATAATGACCTTCTGCATCTAGAGAAGGCTCAATTGCTTTTTGACTCCCTTCAGAATGCAAATCAGAGGGGCAAATATATGTGAAGCCTTTTCCCAGCATCTCGCCGATACGCTGAGGATTTTTATTAACCCAGCGCGCCTCGTAATTCGTATCCTTGAGCTTTACCACAAGCCCATCGGCACTCATAAAAGGCTTTGCTTCGATTGGAAAATCGATATCGTATACTTGGTCTAGAGTTACATTTGAGAAATCAGAAATCGGAGTAACACGCTTTGGCAAAATCTGTCCTGACATTCCGGCATCAAACTTAGCTTCCGCGATCTGCTTGCGCACATTCGCTTCAATTTGCTGCGAGAGCTTTAGTACATCCGCCGCTGTAAGTGGCTTGGAGGGATCTGCAACATCAAGAGGCGGCTTAGCGATTGTGTGCTTGGCGGGGGCTGCACCTTTCAAATCATCTGCACGAAGATCAGCCGTAAACTCTTCAACTTCCTTCTCATTAGACATAACTCATCTCCCGTTTTTGTGCTCCCCATTCCTTCTCACTCATACCGAAATTCTTAGCCATCTGCTTTTCTTCAACGCTAAGATTATCGTGAGCTTCTGCACTCCCAGAACCACTCGGTGCTCCTGTAGACCCGCCCTCGAAAATTCCGCTCGTATTCCGTGCTTTGATCTTGCCCTCGGTAATTTCCTTCTGGTTATCAAAGCAAGCGATCTTATAGCAATTCTCAAGCGACCCAGCATTTGAACGCTGCGCTAGCGGAAGTGTTTCAATCAAAGCATCAGCACGCTCTTTAATAGCGCCATGATAATACTCCTTAGAATCTAGAGTCTCACGCCTCGCTTCACGAGCAGCTAGAAGCATAAGTGCCTTATTCGTTCCCTGCAATTTCTCTTCAATCGCAGATTCAGGATCAAGCATCATGCGTTCGCTAAAATCTCCCTGCTCTTCTTGCTTAGCCGCCGCAACACGTCTGGCTTCCGCTGCCGCTCGCTCCGCACGTTCTGCTTTCATCAACTCTGCCATTTCCTGCATTGGCTTCATTGCTTCAGCTTGCTTAGCTTCCTGGGCTGCAAACTTTTCAGTCAGCGTATTAGTTAGTTCTTCCTTGAACTTCTCAGGCTTGAATTCAACATCAGCAAGCCCATCCCTATCTTCTCCGGGTGCTAACGACCCGTCCTTCTGTCTAAACCATCCCATAATCCTCTCCCTATTTATTAATCTGCAAAACCTTAAAAGCATTCATAAAAGCAACTAACCCTATAATATCATCAAAGACTTGAAGCTGCCCCCGAAGATATGCTTTATCTTCGGGAGTAGCATCCTGTTTATCAAAAAATTCATCCTTGTACAAATCAGCTTGTGCCAGTAGGTACTCCACCAGAAACTGTCCCGCTGGAAGACGGAATAGCTCCTTGATTGCTGGCTTGGCCTCCATTAACTGCTTGAGGGCTTCCTCCGGGGAAAGATTGCGAACGTTGGGATTGGCCACCAGCGCCTTGCTGTGCATTAGATTCATTACTTCTCCCCTGCTTGATAATTGCTGGAACTGGAATTAATCTTGCTGCATCATCGTGGCCGAAATTCTGTACGATTTCTTTATACAGCGATTGCTTAGCACGAAGAACTTCTGTGTAATACTGGGCTAGATCTGGAGGAATTCCAGGGGTTCCTAATGCTTGAATAACCTGCGCATCCTGTGTGTACAACTGAGTAAGAGTCTGAGAAAGCATAATATCATTCTGCTTCTCCAATTCCTTATTCATCGATGCCGTAGACGCGCGAACCGATAGTCCAAGTTTACCAGTTTTGATATTCTCAAACGCCTCTCGTAGCGCATCTGCGTTATCACCAAATTGCCTGAGCTTTTTTCCAAGTCCGAAGCTAGCGTACATCTTTGCAAACTTTGAACCGGCTCTGCTGTGAGCACTGCGCATATCGGACATGCGCAATCCAGTTCGAGAATTCTGTTGTTGTAAGACCGCGAAAGTCCCTTGGCTACTATATATTCCTCTTTTGCTATTGACAATCCCGCCACCTGTACCTCCTGTTGCTGGATCGATACCAGTACGCTCTTTGACTAGTGCTAGTGAAAGATTCTCGCCATCAAGATTATCAGCTTGGATGTTGCCAGTTTCTAACCGCTCAATCTCCTTCTCGTCTGCGGGTACTAAAACACCAGGATAAAACTGAAGGATTGAATGCAACTTGCTACTCTTATTTACACGGAATGCTGTCGTATTACTAAGTGTCTTAGCGTTAATTCGCTGCCGATGAAGTTCTGAAATTTCATCCTGATAAGACTTCAACATCTCAGCAAAACCATAACCATAATACTGGTCATCATCGTATGCTAACTTTGCATCCTCAAATATATCCATATTCTCTGGATAGTAATTGTAAAATGCTGCAAGTCGCGTCTTACTCTGTGGGTGGTGCAAGCATACTAATCTAAGATTCTGCCCGTTGTGCTGATACCGATACCAGCATTCATAAATATCGTATTCATCAGCAAGAGAACCAGAACCCGTATCTTGAATTCCTTGCTGGCGCTCGATATAATTTTGCAGGGCATCCGATTGTGAGCGGTCCGGCTGAGCGATAATTTTATCCAAATCTTCATCAGAAAAGAACTTGAGTGCTTTCTTATCCTCAAGTGTCTTACGCGAGCATGTCATAATATGACATTTGAATTTAGAATCTTCTAGTTTCTGAAAACTAATATCAGTGAGGAATTTATTCAGAGGCACATTCTCAGGACGAGGGCCATCAAATCGAATAACATCCCGCATCTCATATTTAGATTCCTCTGCTGCTATATCTCCAGTAGAAACATACTGTGTCTCGACGTGATACAGCCAAGGGAATTTAATAATTCCAGTGCCGTTACGAATGGTAGAAGAGAACCATGCTTCCTCAACGCGGTAGAAATCAAGCTCCGCAGGATCAAGAGCCATATTCCCAAGAAATTTTTCAACGGCAGAGCGTTGATCGTCGCCCTTGCCGGATTCAATATCTCCGTATATCTTAGCTGTCCAAAGTGGGTCAGTCATATACATGGCCATAACACGAGATAGAAGATTATCAGAATTTGCTGCTACAACCTGAATCTCTATATTAGAAGCTCCGGGCCAAGGAGTATCACGAATCTCCGTAAGAGGAGTGCCCTTGTACAAACGGGCGAACTCCTTTAGTTTGACCTCACGGAAATTCCTCGTCCTCTCGTACCAATACGAGGTTGTCTCTTCCACCCACTTCCACATCTCTTCTGTGGCATCTTTACCGAAATTAATTTTGATCGGTTGAATTGCTGGCATTTGAAATACCCTTTATACCCAGAAGTGTTGAACCGACTCCGGCAAAATAATAACCGATAGCCATATTGTAATGTACTGCGATAAACATAGAGGAGAATGTTATAAGCACTCCCCAGAATGCGTGAGGTAAATTACCAATTTCCGTAAGAAATATAGTAAACTTAGCCATAAAATCTCCTAACTTGTTGCTTGCGTAGGGGACATACCAGCTGCGATTGCTGCGGCTGAAGGAGCCACTACTGATGCTACGGGTGTTTTAATATCAACTGCGATGTCTGCATACAACTTCTCAATCAGCGGAACAAGCTGCCCTTCGATTGTATTCTTGAAATATGCTTCAACATCAGCGACAACCTGAGTATCTGCAGTCCAATTCAAACCCTTCGCTGCAATCGCTGTTGATATATCACCGCCAATAGCGAGCGCACCGTTTACTGTGCTGAGCAGCGCCAGCTTAATTTCAGGCTGCTCGGTGATTACGGTACTCAACACCTTATCAGCCTTGCCGATAATCGTAAATACCTCGCCGATCTTTTTGGCAATAATCACAGGACTCTCCGCTACATCCTTTAAAATACTCGTAATACTCATAATCGCTCTCCCTAATGATGGAATGTTTGAACTAATTCTATTACTTGTTTAAATGCCCAGACCATAACGCCACCAGCAATATACTTTAGCGTGACACCAATAGTAGCACTGAGTTTTGTAAGATCAGTATGCATACTATCGACTTTATCTGATAGCTTCTCGCCGCGCTCATCAATCAAGACAATCACCTCGGAACGAGTGATATAATCTTCGGCCATATTAATTAAACCCCATTGAAGAATTTCGGATCGTGCGTTTGTATTGTTCCTTGCGGCGAAGAATCTCAAATTCAACTTCGTCTGTGTTTGTATCGAAGTCCCATACTTGTGGGCCGTAGCCGAGTGTGTCTAGCACATCAATAAGTTTACCGCTGGGGTACGCTTCAAATTCCTCGATAAACTCTTCCATTCCTACAGTGTTGATCCAGAACTCTCCGCGGCTGAATATCGGCCCGAGTCCCTCAATACGCATTTTTTTAGCGTTCGCGGTCTTGGGAGTTTTTAATTCCTTAATCTCAAGTGCGGCATATCGTGGATCTTTATAGGATTTTTCCTTGATTATGTAATCCATGTGGTACTTGAGATACTTCTGTGCGGCAATAGTCTCCATATAAATACAGTCGAGTTTCCAAACATTGACGGCAAGATCGAGCATAACTCCGATAAATTCATCAGTTCCACATGCTTTTGCCCAGACATCAAGCAGATATACGCGTCTGGGATTTTCTGCGATTCCTGTGACTGTGATAGCATGTCTGCACCGTCCGTCATTTCCTGAATGGTTTGGATCAACTATCATGTAGCGTTTTAGATTTCGTGGGCTAATGTCTTCTTCTACGTCACCGTCTAATACCTTATGCCGGATATTTATTTTCGTTCGTGTACGTGTGCGGCCCTTAGTATCGAATGGAATTACATCCTGATATGTAAAAGAATTATCTCGTACAAACTCAAACCGTCGTAAACTCTTGAGTTTAAACTTTACTTCCGCGGGGTTAATCGGAGTATTAAGATATTGGCAAGAGAAGATGTACGTGCCAAGTCTTTTTCTATATCTTGCCAGTTTTTCAAAGTTAAAGGATTCAGGAAAAATAGGAGTACCGAATGGATGTAGATTGCAGCATCCGCCTAAGGCTGAATGGGTCGTGAAATTGAAATAGGTTTCTTCTTTTCGCAAATAGGAATTCAGATCTTTATAACTCCAGCGATTTCCTACAACGAGTTCGTCATTATCTCTTCCGCCATCGTCTTGTTCGGCATCGAACGCGCCTACTAGATATTTATGATACTCAATAGTTTTCGCCATTGTAACATCAGATTCGTATGCTTCGCGTCCTACTAAATCGTCTTGGATTACTATATCATAATGCCGAGATTGAAGTGCGCCACCAACACCGATGAAGTCGAAAGTACCTTCGCCTTGTGCATTTGAACCCTTCGAGCGCATCTGACAGAATGATTCTTTATTCTGTGTGCAACTTGCATCAGGTAGAATCTCAGGGAAAATATACTTAAAGAGATCATTATTCTGATAATGCCCTTGCAAACGAACGCCCAGTTTCGACGCGTTCGTTATAACTTCGGATACAAGCAGGATACGAATATCCTGATTATGCACGTACTTCATCCACTTTATCCAGCGGTCGCCGTAGCCAAGAGCACGCATGTAAAGTTCATCCTCGTAAGTTAAAGGAAGCGCGCGCCACATACTATAGCATTCTGTAAACACTGTGGATTTAAAATGCCCGCGAGGAATTTCAATTACTTCCTTGAGGCCATCTTTTTCTACGACCTTGCACATTTGAAAGTGTAAGTTCTGATCTGGATTCGGGTTCTTCTGGAATCTTGTTTTGCCGAGCACACGTGTTGCGAAATAGAATAGCGAGCCTTGTGAATTAAGCCGGTGAATCATTCGCAGCGTCGTAGGGTCATTATGCACCGGCGGAAGCACACGCCAGCTAGAAGTTACAGCACGCGGTATATATAATCCGCCAGTCTCGCTGTATTCATATTCTAGATTTTGAGCTGCTACATCTTGGAGATCTTTTGAGGTATAGCTCATAATTGATCCTGCTCCGCGCGTCGGGACTTCGTCCCTCCGCTTGGGGACCCTTTGAGAAGCACTCCCGACCCTGAAGAGATTTATATTGAAACTCAGTTTATAGTTAGATGCGGTACACAGCTTCAGGTATCGGGACTTACTAAGTGAGGGTCCAGAACACTCAGCAAGATTTAGATTCTGTGTACCGCAGAGCTAACTAATTCGGGAGCTTGGCGGGCTCGATTCCGTCTAGAAGTATGTCGAGAGTTTCCGCGTTCGTCATTTCGCCGAGTTCGTATTGCTTGATTTCAGCGGCGGCTGCGCTTTGAGTAAAGGAGTTCGCTGTGCTTGTGCAGGGAATTTCTTGAATCGGCGGCGCGTTACTCAGCAGAGACATTAAATTTGATGCCACAAGTGGATCAACCTGCATGTTCGGAACTACTTCAACACTCACACTGCTTTTAGATACCTTCGCTAGATTCCCTTCGCGGTCTAGTATGTCTTGCGCGGCCTTGTACTGGAGTTGCGAGCCAAGCTTTCCGAACGCAGCATTCTTAATAACATTCAGCGCCACTGGAACCATATCCCGAAGTTCCTGCCTCGCGTTATCTATATTCGTGCGTAGCGCGGCATCATACCCAGAGATAACACCGCTCTTTATCTCCATGATCTTCGCATGGAATGCTGGAAGCTGCCGCACTAGCACAACCGTCTGCTTATTGCACCCGAGCATGTTTGCGATCTGCTCGTTGCTAAATCCGCTCGGGTCGAGTGTCAGTCTCGCAATCCGCTCGATCTTCATCATCCGCTTGTACGTCATTTGCAAATGCGGATTTAGGGCGGAAGGCCGGCCAGGAGTATGAACACCCATCACAGCACCTCCCGAGGCACAAGCTCCCACGCGTCCGATTGCTGCGCCGCTTGCGCCTCCCGTAAATAATCCTCGATACTAGAATCCGCTTCCGGTGCTACCTGCGCGGAGGGCGCGAAATGTCCAGTCAGTAGGGATTTATCCCAAGCATACTTGTTCTTAAATTCTTCAAGACTCTGTAGTATTTTAGACTCGCTCATTCTTGTCGCCCCTCTCCGACGCAGGTCAGGCACTATGGTTACTATATATAGATAGGGGGAGAATATCAATAGAGTATTACAGCCATTCGTACCGCGTAATACCCCATTGCGCCGCCCCGCGCTTGCGTCGCGCTTCGCGCTGCGTGTGCTATAGTGCTAGAGTCAAATTTTTTAAAAATTTATATTGGTGGTCCCCGGCCAGCGAATTCGAATTCAGATTTTTTAGGGTGGGGGGAGTCTATACTATTAAATCTATACTGAAGAGTATATACTGAGAGCGGCGCGCGTGCTATAGCACAGGAGCGAGTGCTTGTCAATACAACTTTAGTTGTAGAAAATAATTGTGCTATGAGTTGACACGTGCAGTATAATTAAAACACGGGCGAGATACGAGATGCCCGAGATTGGCGCCGTATGGCGAGGAGTATATATCATGGCTATTACACTCACAGTAACACTAACGGATGCGCAGGAGTCTGCGCTGTATATGATGGGTAAAGATGATGATGCGCAGAGCGCAATTGCGCAGAGCACGTTCAACGCTCGGATCAAGGGCGATTTTAAGAGGTACCGGGAAGCCGAATCCAAGGTCAATGCAGAGATATACGATAACTCTAGCAGGCGTGGCGCGAAGTGGGATATTAGTAAGGATGAGTATCTCAAGCAAGCGGCGCGGGAATCACTCGCCGTACTCGCAGGGTTGTAGCCTGCTTCCCGCGCACAGCCCATGCTGATAGGTCATGGATATGCGCGGGCGGGAGGTTACACACTATGAGCGAGAATAAATATCCATACAACCCAGAAGCGATGTATATCCGTATTGCGGAGATGGGGGCGCGGATTGAGGAGAATAAACGTAGGGTACGCGCTTGTGATTCGCTCGCGTATGTCCCTAGCGTGCGGCGTGAATCTAGCGTTCGCAAGGTTGTTACACTGCACGATGCGGCGCAACTCAAGAGCGGTGATATGCTCGCGGTACTGCTCCGTCGCGCACAAGATAACGGGAGGCTGTAAACTATGATCATAATTGAGCCAAGGATGAGCGCCGAACGATTACAGCATGAAGCACGAGTCGCACTGTACTTGAACCCGCGCCAGTTCGCGCATTACGCTGTACTCTGGTATCTAACTAGCAGCGCGGAGCGTTACGCGCGCAATAGCGTTCGCGATATATGAGCACCGGCGCGCTGCACGCGCAGCTCGCGCTGATCTGGCTCTATGCAGCCGCAAACAATCTCGAATAACCGTACGCGTGCTTACGCCATAATATCGGCGCGGCACGCGTATTTGCGCGTAACGCACTCGAATCGTACAGTGCTCGCGCCGCTCGCGCTTGTGATTGAAGTTCTGCAAACCAGTATCCAGGTGCCCTCGCATCATATCCCCTATCCAAATCAACAACATACCGACTTCCCCCCCTAGGTATGACCAGGGGGGGTGGCACGGTGATAGCATGAGTGACGAGATGCTATATTAAGATTCTCTCCTCGTGCTATTCTCGTTCGCTGTGCTTATTTCTAGTTCTGTGCTAAATAGTGCTCTTGTATTATTAAAAAAAAATATTTTTATAATATATATAGAAAGCAATAGCACAGGAACGATAATAACTATGGAACGAACGAATACTATAGGACGATCGAATAGCAGCGGAGAATTTATAATATTGGTTGACCCCGGCGCCATAGCACATACGGCACACCCCCCCTGTCGCCACCTAGAGGCGCATCCGGCTATGTGTATGAAAACAAAGGTCGATGGCAGACAAGACAGGTCTTGACACGGTTTGCAAAACACGCTATCATAACTACATGGCAGACTCATCTAGAACCCGACTAGCTCGAATTGACGAGCAGATTATTGATATTCAGTATTTGTATCAACGTGAGCTTGATCGTGAAGCGGAGTTACAACCGGAGCGTAGATTATTGCTTGCTAGTCGTGGGTTTAAATACCGACTTGATAAGCTATATTCGCAGCGTGCTGCACTACGCAGCACTATGTGCAATGCCCCGACGAAAGCTATGAATTTCGCAAATGAAATGTCAAAGCGCGAAACAGCGTTAGAGAATGCTGAGATGAATCTAGCTTACGCGAATCAGATGTTCAAGAATAAACTCGCGCATATCGCGGTAGTTGGAATGACTATAGATTCAGAGCTTGAACTAAAAGGATTGCGCAGAGAAATCGGTGCCGCTAGGAGTTTAGTATCATCGAAGCAGCGTGCTGTGAATAATTGGCAGGATAAAGCAGCGTATAGCGAGAGTGCTAATGTGCGTAGATTCGCACCTGATTACATGCCGAAGGCTGAACTAATTATGGAACGCACGAATTCTGAGCACGAGCGGGGTCACGCGGAGAAGCAGGAATCGCAGCCATTGCGGCTAGCGCCCGCGCCCGCGCTTAGCGCGGACCAGGAGATTATAGCACGAGTAGCGCGGGGGCATGTTGCAAGTGTGCGTGCAGCGCCCGCGCCGCGTGCTGATACGTATAAAGCGAGTTTTGATTTATTGAATCAGCAACCGATGGATAAGGAGGCGAACAAATGATTATCTCCAGCATTCACGCATACGTGCAGGGCCATCTCCGCATAACAGCATGAGGGAATAAAGGATCATAATGACTGACGACCATCTACAACTCGTAATCGCCGCGCACCACATGGTTTACGCAGCCGCAGCAATCTTCGTTGTCTGGGCAGTTATTGCCTTCCGATGGGAGATCATATCTTGGTTCATGCAGAGCGTCTGCGAAAATCACTATCAACCATACGACGAAGGGGATGAGAGTAAAAACTAAGGAGACATATAATGCACACAAGCATAACCAAGCTTCCTAATAATCAATACGCAGCGAGCATAACCTGCTTAAATGCGTTTGCAAGCCATCGCGGATTTAATACCATAACCGATGCCCAAGCATGGATAGAGGTAATGAAGGATAAAGTTCATCCTGTGCTTGCGTCCTCTGATGATATATTCCGTGCTCCACATCGTGCGCATCACTACAGCGGCCCTTGGCCGGGAAACGAATAAGCATAATATAATGCCTAATATATCCGAACCGCAATACGAATGCTTTTCCTGCGAGCGGTATTTTACGCGTGCGTCCGCGCTCGCTGATGGCGTACCGCTTGATTACGCAGCAGAATACTGTACTAAGGATTGCCTTGATTCATTTACCGCGATGCTAGAAGCTGGAGCAGCGGAGTCCAAAGCAGCGAAGCTTGATGAACCAGAATCCGCAAGCGGCAACGCTAAGGACGCAGTATTCAATCTAGCACAGAAATATAATCTAAAGCTGACGAAGGATTAGCAGCTAGATATACGGCGATTATACCGCCGTGGGCGCCCCAGAATAATATCTTACCACATCTCAGGTAACATGCGAATTAACACATCGGGCGCGCACTGGAGTATAATAACGTAAGCAATGGAGATGGCGATATGGAAAAGACTCTGCTAACATCGCAGCAAAAAGAAATACTCAAGTACAAAGCACTCATAGATTATTATGAGAAGCACCCAACTGCACCGGTTTCGGCACTTAATAATCAATACATCTGGATTGTTGGTGCCCCAGAAGAATACAAAGCCATAGGCGCCGGCAAGAAAGAATATAATAATGATACTTTTGTATACAGAGTCGAGATACTTCCCTCAGATTACCCAGACCGCAAATGGGATAATTTAGAACTGAGATATATAACCAGTCGTGAAAATGTATGCAAAAAGATTGTGCGGGGGAAGAAAATCGTACCAGAATATATAGTACAAGGAACTCCATCTCGTGTTATCGAAGAGCATGAGGAAGACGATATCGAATGGGAATGCCCGGAATCTATTCTAGCATCATCGGAGGAATAGCATGGCTATCACCGAGAAAATAACCTGCGATGTATGCGGGATTGAACGTGGGCCAGCGAATCATTGGATCGTATCCGATAACGATAGAGCCAACGGAAAATTATCTTTTCATATTTGGACCAAGGCTTATCAAGAATACGGGCACCTCTGTGGCTCTGGCTGTGCTACGAAGCTTCTAGAGCAGCAAATAACCGTATGGAGATCGGAGTTATAATGGTTCATTATATAAAAATCGAAACCTCCAACCCAATTCTTCCCCAACAACGTAATGAAATAACAAAAACAATCTCTCGCGTAGTATCCGGCGGGCCTGTCACAGACACCGCAATAATCCAATCAAATACAAACCAGCCAAACACACTTCAAATAGATATATATAGAGAATAGGAGAATAACATGGCAGCTAAGAAACCTGGAAAATATGTAATTGTTCGTACATGCACAGCGGGAGTATTCGCTGGAAATTTACACTCAAGAAACGGACAAGAAGTGGTACTTAAAAATGCCCGCAGACTTTGGTGCTGGTCTGGAGCAGCATCCCTGTCGCAACTAGCCCAATCTGGCACGACAAAACCAAAAGACTGCAAGTTCCCCGAAGAAGTTTCTTCTGTACTATTACTACAAGCTATTGAAATTCTTGATGTATCAGCAATTGCTGAAGCTTCGATTAAGAGTGTGGCAATATGGAGAGCCTAATTAATGGCGGAAACGGAGACGGATACGGAAGAGGATACGGAAACGGAAACGGATACGGAAACGGAAACGGATACGGAGACGGATACGGAGACGGAAACGGAGACGGAGACGGAAACGGAAACGGATACGGATACGGATACGGAAACGGATACGGATACGGATACGGATACGGAGACGGATACGGAGACGGAAACGGAGACGGAGACGGAGACGGAGACGGAGACGGGAACGGAGACGGATAAATTCACCCTACCCCTCGACACAGTCTTTCGGATGTGCGGTAATCATCATATTATCGCACATCCGAGTTTTCCATAGAATTAAATCTGACGCTAAAAATATCTTGACTACAGCGCGTGATGTGCAACAATATACCTAGATCGCATACGCGCGCCGTCGTCAATGTATAGTAGCTAAATACATTGTGCAGCACGCAATAGCATCAAAATAGAAACGCGGGCAATCCCGCAGGAGAATAATACAAATGTCAACTACCGCTGTTATCACTGACCCTAATACCCTCACAACCCTCCCCATCTCTAGCGAGATTCTGAACTATACCGCGATTGTTGAACTTGACGAAAAGGGTGTAATTCAGAAGAAGGCGCTGACTACGAGCTCCAAGCGTGTTGAGAATCTTGAGGCCGCAGGATACGCAGGGAAGGAAGTTATCGCATTCAAGCAAACTGTTTCGCGCCCTGTGATTGGAACGCTTGCAGGATTTGAAGAGTTGTACCCTGATACTGACGCGCGACTTTTCATTATCAACCGTGGTCTCAGTGCGTATGCTGACGCCAAGGTACGTACTGTACTTCTGGATACGAATAACGATGGTACGGAGCTTACGTTCCAGAGTACGAATGGCGTTTACGATCTGACTACTGATGTGCAGGAGACTCCGGCACGCAAGCTCACCGCAGAGGAAACAACGATCGCCGGCCTTCGCAAGATGGGCGTTTCGGACGATCTTATCGCGCAGGTGTTTGCGTCGCTTGCCGCTGCAAAGCCTGTCTAAGCGATTGTAATATCTGTAATACGGCAGTAAACATAGGCGCACGTTCAGTAAAATGGGCGTGCGCCATTTTTAGTTTAGGGTGGAGGAGAATATATGCGAAAGTATTTCTATATCGAATGGGTGAGTCCTGAACTTCGTTGGGTGAGAGTAGTAGGACGTTATAATACTAAAACAGCAGCCGAAGCTGCTTCTACACTGAGAAACGCTGCGGCCACATATCGTATTGTCGAGGAATAGTGGAGGTTGATTTAGATGGCGTATCTGAGTAATGGAATGCCCGCAAAATGCCCGCGATGTGGTATGAATATGAGCGCGTTTCTCGCACTTGGTGAGATAAGTTGGCATTACCAATGTAATTGGAACTTTTGCGAGGATATGGGTAAAAAGTACACAGAAAGACAATTATTTTTATTGCCTGTTATAACTCCAGCACAAGCCCAAGCATACTGTGCGTCACGAGTGCCGCTAGGCGCAACTAAATTTATAGTTAGTGCCCCAAGACGAACTGGAAAATCTTGGCCACAACAAGTTCAACAAGTATATAATCCATCCGGTACAACGAGACCAACTATGCCCAAACGAGTCCGAATAACATATTTATACAACGATACCATCGTAGAGCTGCATTTCATAACGTGCCCACAGCGCGGATGGTTCAAGGATAATATCCAACCGATGATTGATATTCTCAAAAGTGCAATCCCAGCAACCGCGCGAGAATATGATCCATCGACATTCAAATGGCAGATCGCCATCGAATACTGGCCCGCACTGAAGCAGATTCTCGAAGTCTCACAGTTCGATATTAAAGTAATGCAGCCGTCCGCAGGAGCGCAAGGCGTAAACGTACCAAAGGATTATGCGGAGAACTTCTATCACAAGCCCGTAGCACCGAAGGCGGAGACTAAGGAATCAATTCTAACCCAGCTTGCGGCTCTGCTCGGAATCCACGAAGACATAGCAAGCATGGAGCTTGTAGCACTGAAGAAGAAATATCGAGAAGCAGCGCGGAAATATCACCCAGATTTTGGTGGCGATAGCGCGAAAATGTCCGAGCTCAATCGTGTGTGGACAATTTATAATTCAGGAGGGTCGAATTGAAACTAAAACTACATAAAATCCAAAAATACTGGGCTGTAGAATTCCGTGGCACTCGCACGCTATTCGAGCAGCACGAGGGCGCGACGGAATTCGCACTAAAGCAATGGAAGCGGTATTATAAAGAGCAATCCGCGTATGCGATGCTCGGGACGCTGTCTGTGAATCTACTGAATACCGAGGAGCTTGATTTATATAACAAGCTCTGCAAGAATAAATGTCGTGGAATAACCAAAGCACAATATGGCTACGTTAAGGGAATTCATGAACGACAAGAAAGGGAGTGGTAATGTTTGAATAAGTGCAGCTCAAAGCACGCTCCGAGGCGTGCTTTATGGTGTACTTATACATCGAAGGAGAATATATGAAACTCGAAGATATAACAGCGGAGCAGGTAGATGCGTGGCTTAATAAACAATTTGAGCTTTCTCTAACTCAGAATATGGACGATGAGTGGCTTGCGAATGTTAGCATGAAGCTAGAGGATATGTCCGCGATAGCCAGAACGACTAGCTTTACAAGCAAGCTCGCACTTTTTGCGTCACTACAAAAGAAAGATGCGAAATCTGCAATCTTAGCTTTTGGTATTTGTCTTGGTATTGAATACGCAATCGAAGCTACGAACATGGAGGACGTTAAATGTCAGACCTTGCAGTAAGGCAGAAGCCTATAGTCAATAGCCAAGGGCGGATTCTAACTGGGCTGGCCGCACGAAAAGCACAGCTTGCAGTAGAACTAGGAATCCGAGAGGAACTAAAGCCCGCGCAGATGGAGCATAGAATCGGGATAGTATTCGATGATTCTGGTTCTATGGGACGCGCACAGAGCGAGGACGCACACGAGGGCTGCGAGGAATTTCTTCGCTCCTGCGAGCAGAATAAAACCGCTGTAGCTATATATCCGATGAATGCTGCTCCGATGCTGCTTTGCACCAATCTCCCCGCCTTGGCGATTATGGTTAAGAGTATTTGTGCAACCGGCGGTACGCCGCTTGTGCAGAAGCTCGGAGAGATGCTGAAGAAAAATAGCTTAACGCGAGCAATCGTATTCAGCGATGGTTGTCCGCAGAGCTATAGCGAACTGGAATATGACTCAATTAAAAGCAAAAAGATTCCAGTTGATACTGTATATATCAGTGACGGATATAAACAAGAACGCGCCGCTGAATTTATGGAAAAACTCGCTCGCGACACAGGTGGAATATATCTGTGTTTTGAGCGCGGGAAGTCTAATTTTCGTACAGCGTTTAAATATCTTAGCCCGGGGCTTCGATATATGCTTGCGGACAAGAGTTTCGCAGATAAGCTACAGGGGAGGTAATATGGTTACTCCAACAGAAGCACTTAGCGAAATAACAGCAAGGCAAAGAGATTCTAAAATATCAAAACAGCATCGTTTTGTACTAAGTGTTTTATTTCTTCTTTGTCAAAATGCTGTTGCGCGATATAAACGAGTTAAAGAACTAGACGCTCGTGTTCGAGTACTAGAATCAAAAATGCGGGATATACATCCTGATTTGCACTAGGAGATAGCGTGCCACTAACTCAAGAACAAGCAACTGTATTCTCACAACTCGCACTCAAGCTCTCTGCGCTGCGTATTAACGCATCGTTCGAGAGCGCTGAGGCGGGGCCAATAGTCACCACATATTACATGCGTCTCGGTGCTGCTGTTCCGATTGCTAAGATTATGCGTGCCGAAGAAGATCTCGCACTCGCCGTCGGAGCACCGAGCGTACTAATAACACGAAAGGGGGCTTCAATTGCGATTGCGATACCGAATACGCGCAGAGATGTCGTTTCTTATGATGTTTGCTTGCATACTCTTATGCAAGATACTATTTGTAAGTTGCCGATTATGCTTGGCGTTGACACAAAAGGTAATGCAGCACATATCGACCTTACCGAGTCACCCCACATTCTTATCGCGGGCAGCACTGGAGCAGGTAAATCGGTATTACTTTCCGCCATCATTAGTGCTCTGGCTGCAAGCCGCAGTAAGCACGAACTCAAACTAATGCTCGTCGATACCAAGCAGCTCGACCTCACATTATTCGCAGACCTCCCACATGTCGTGGAGGTCGCGGATAATGTGGAGAAAGTGCACGCATTATTCACGCGCTTAATGGCAATCGTTCGTCAGCGTACAGAGAAAATGAAAGGGGTAGCACGAAACCTTCATGAATACAATGCAATCTCTCCAACGTCGCTCCCGTATTACGTCGTTATTATCGACGAGCTCGCCGACGTTATTGGCGAAGATAACAGCCTCGCAAAATCTGGCTTGGAACCAGTTGCTGGCTATGAAAGAATCGCCCGCAGACTACAGGCGCTCACTCAAATATGCCGAGCAGTTGGAGTCCACGTTATATGTGCTACGCAAAGACCGAGTGTTAAGATCATCACTGGTGACATTAAAGCAAATTTCACAACTAGAATCGCACTACGCCTACCAACTGGCGCAGATTCTCGCACGATACTTAACGAGTATGGAGCGGAGTCGTTGCTCGGAAAGGGAGATATGCTCGTCGAAAGCCCGTGCTTCGATCAGATAACGAGATTTCATGGGCCGTTTGTAAGCATGGATCATATTGCTAATGTGCTGATAAATTGTGACTCGATTCGAGATTCATATAGGAGGGCGCCAAATGTCTAAAATGTTTGCCTTATGCGAACCAGATTTTGATTCAATTAAAATTCGATTTTCAGGCGCCGATAAGCAGTTGTATATTTTTCGTAGCTCCTCCGATGCTAGAGATTATGTAGCAGCGAACCCAGAATTTACTGCGTATAGACTTTGTACTATTTGTGATTTTTCTATTACCGATTACGAACCGGGCGAGCGTGCCGGGCTTGATGCGCCCTTCGATGCCGGGTGACGGGCGGGGGGCGGGGGTTTGGGTCGGCTGGGCGTATGTCGCTGATATGAGGCGATTTAGGGGCGTCATACGCCATCTATCAGGGCCATATCGACCTTGACACTGACCGTCCGGTAGAGCTATACTGACTATAGTCGCTAGGGTAATACACTACCTCGCCACCCGCATAAAAGGAATCCCCACAAACTATGAAAACAACACAAACAGTCCGAGCATTTGATGGATACCACAAAAATACCGGGCGAAAAACAGAACTGGCGTCATTTCGGATTTTCAAAGACCAGAACGCGGAGTTGAGTCTCCGTTATACTGGCAACAGATCGGTATTGACCAGGATTTTATTGGAGCAGTTTCTCAGCGGTAAGTTACCGAGTGTTGAAGCGGAATTTGAACAGATTACGAAGAAAACGCATATACCATTGGCGGCTGCGATTATAGATAATTATGCGACAACAAATAACACTCCGAGTGAGACTGCCGCTGAGATTGGCGTATCAGCGCAAAGAGCACATCAAATTTTACATCCAGAAAGATAAAAGGAGTAAGTATGGCGAGGTTCGATGTTGATACTATCCCAATATGCGTTAAGTGTGACGCAAAGGATGAGACTAAGGTTTGTTTAAAATGCAAAATTGTGTATTGTGCACACTACGCGTCCGTTACTGATAATCGATTCTGCGCTAATTGCATATCTGATTTCAGACTGAAAGAAACAATAGTCGAGAAGCAGGTTGAGCATATCCGACCGGATGGCTCGGTTACATTCTCAAGAAAGTACCAAGCGAGGTGTCTACATCTTATGGGGAATGATTGGTTGTTCGCATCTACGCTAATCTCAGAGATGAATGATGCTGAGATTGAAGCGACTATTGAGTATCATAAGGCGAATGTTTCGCTGATGCTTATGGAGAGGGAATCGCGGAAGCTAGAGCGGTATCATAAGCTCGCGGGCGTGAAGATTGTTAATATCAAGCATGAATCGCAGGAAGATCGAGAGAAGCGCGAGGAGAAGGAAGCGAGAGCAGCAGAGCGCAAGACTCGTGTTAAGGTCAAGGATAAAACTCCGAGCGCGGATGATGCTGTGGCGATGATCACTAAGCTGGCGAAGATGGGACTGAGTCAGGAAGCGATTTTGAATATGCTGGGGAAAAGAAAATAAAATGGCCTATACTGGTTGCCCGGGTAATATTTATAAAGAAGAGGAGGAGAAAATGAGAGTTACATATCATAGCATAAGCGGGATTGGTACTTTTGAAGATCCGTATTATTGTACGTCCAGTAAACAAGAAGCTAAAGACTGTCCAGTATGTGTATCTCGCATACCAGCCCTTAGAGAGGCTATGAAAAATGCGCAGAATGTGCAAGCTTGGTCTCCGATTAGGGACTTAATAAACTATCCCTCCCACTATACCGATGGTGGAATTGAAACGATTGATTTCATCGAAGCTAAGAAATTGAATTATAATCTCGGGAATGCTGTGAAGTATATCAGCAGAGCAGGGAAGAAAGTGCAAAATAACGGACAAGATGTTCTAACAGAAACGGCGATAATTGATATTGAAAAAGCAATCTGGTATTTAAATCGTGAGCTAAGCACCCTAAAGGGAAAATAATATGAATATCGGCGAAGCAGTATCAAAGTATCATTGGTTCAAGCGTGGAGAAGATGGTGTAATTGAGATGTTCCTCGACCACCATGCACTTGCAACCTTTCGCAGTTGCGAAGCATCTTTTGAACTTTCAATGATGGCGAATATCAGGCCATTGCATAAGAGTTGGAATCTTGAGTTTGGGATTTTATTTCACAAGATGATCGAAGAATTCTACATCGCCAAACGCGACGATAAATTCGAGATCGCATCGTGGCTACAGCTCGCGGTCGGACTATGGCAAGAATACAACATGCACGAACAGTTCTCAGAGCATAAGATGTATAAAATGCTTGGGGGCGTGTATGGATTTATTAATATGCTTGCGCAGTATGCGGATCATTTCGCTGCGGAAGTTGATAGGCTGAGAGTTATTGGAGTTGAGATTTCGTTTGGGAAAAAGCGGGAGGTTCCGCTTGGCGCTTTTGATCTTATCAATCCTGAGCCCCAATTTACTTTAGGCTCGAAGACAATAGTACGCTGCTACCTCACAGGCCGTATTGACTTCCTAATGGACTCCGGTAATGCTATCGGCCCGCTCGATCACAAAACAACCGCATTCTTCAAAGGAAACCCAGCAAATTCCTACGACCCTCAAGAAGGAATGACTGGGTATATATTCGCGGTACAGAATATAATGAAGAAGAGCTTTCCTGAACTACTCGGCCAACGTAAGGTTGATCGTATTTGGATGAACTTTGCGCAAATATCACCGTGCTCTGACCCATTGCAGCGATTCAAGCGGGTGCCAGTATTCAAAACAGATTGGCAGCTAGAACAATATCGTCTTCGTCAGCTTCGTACATTTCATAAGATTTATGATATGCTAATCCTTGGCGAGCGCGCAGATTGGAATACTTCCGTCTGCAATAACATGTTCCATAACGAATGTCAGTATCGTAATTTGCATCGCCAGAATACAAACGATGCAATGATTCAGGTACTCAAGAGTGATTTCAAAATAGCTCCCGCATGGGACCCAGAAAATGTGGAGGATTGATATGAACCTTGGCCCAAGATGTAATTTCATGCTTGAAAACCATTGTCAGTGTCCGAATACTGCTACCGCGGATTCTGATATGTGCTTGCTGCATAAGGAATTTGAAACAGAGCAAGCTATTGCAGTAGAACAAGAGAAGATTGAAAACATGGAGAAGCAAGATGCCGAAACTGCCCAAACCAACGAAAATATCGTGTAAGCATATAATGGCGGCAATAGAGGCCGCGCCAGGTGAGTTAGAGTTTAAAAAGTACTGGCTGCATACGACTCTATACCGTGTAAATAAATCTGGCGGCTATGCTGGTATACGGATAACATGGACAATTAAATAAGAGGGAAATAAATGCCATACGAAAATATCCAAGGGCTTGTCGATTTGGAGTCGGAGCCTAAGTTTAAGATCGCTGTTGTAGGCGAGCCAAAAGCAGGTAAAAGTTGGTTCGCTATGACCGCGCCGGGAACAATCTTCGAGGCAGATTTCGATGATCGTTCGGAGAGTATACGATCTTTTATATCAAAAACCAAACGTACAGATATAGATGCTAAAACATACAAGGAGTTGAATCCTGCGCAACCGCACGCTATTAGTGATTTTGAAACTGATATTAGTATGTTTGAATATCTGAAGCAGCAGGGAAAGCCGATACCAGAATGGTTTATTCTGGATTCTATGACATACTTGCGTGTTGCATGTGAGCATGAGCTTATAAAGCAACATCCGAGTATGAGTCGCACGGTTAAGATGGGAACGACGATAGTTAAAATCCCATCGCACTATGATATTATAAACGGCAATCGCGCGTATATGGAATACTTGATTGGACGACTATCCGAGCTTGGAAACGTAATAGCAATATTTCACGAAATGGATGAAAAAGATGCCCAATCTTCTACAAAAGAGCAGAAGGCTTATACAGGACGTAAAACAGTACAACCTCAGTACCTTAGTTCGCTTCTTAGTCTTTTTAACGATGTTTTTAGAATCACTATTGATTATTCTGGTAATCGAATTGTTACTGTGCAGCCCAGTGGTGATTTTATGGCTTCTACATCAATGAGATTAGACGCTACGGAACCCGCGAATCTCGCAGATATGCTCACAAAGCATAAGAAAGCACTCCTATGACGCGAGAAGTAGCAAAACGAGTTTAACCATTTATTGCGCCTGTAGCTCAATTAGTAAGAGCAACAAACTCATAATTTGTCGGCTCTCGGTTCGAGTCCGAGCAGGCGCACCAAGTTTAGCACATACCACCGTGCTAGTTACCAAACGAACAAACAATTAAAATAAAACAAAACGAGGGTACAAAAATGAGTGGATTTTCAATGAAAGTTAGCAACGACAAGCTCGAAGGTTTGGATGTAGTTCCCCCCGGCCCGTATGATATTAAGCTAGTTGGATTCAATGTCAAGGTATCAAAAAAGGGAGATTCATTCAATCTGAATCCGTGCATGGAGATTGTTGGGCATCCTGAGTTTGCCGGGCGCAAGGTATTTGATACTTTGAACTCCGGCGGAGCTTGGACATGGCCTGATTTTGTGCACTGCTTTGGCTTGCCGATGGAGACGGACGGTAAGGAGAGTTGGATTCCGGGTTCATGGGATGGAGATAAGGCTAAGTATAAGGCCGATGATCCTAATACATGGAAGTATGCTGGCCCGCTGCTTGGGCGTTCGGGTAAGGTTAATATCGCTGTGGATAATTACAACGGTAAGGACTCGAATAAAGTTGAGCGGTATATTTGTGCTGTACCCGATTGTGCAAGCAAGTTCCCGAAGATTCGACATATCGCGGATTTGCTGAAGCGGAAGTAAAGGAGATAACATGGGAAGCAAGAATTTGAATATTGAAGATAAAGTTGAACAGTTTGATACAGTAAAAGCTGCTAGACTTCGTGTGAGTATCAAAGAGCTGGAAAGACAAATAGCAAGACAAAAAACACTACTCGCTGCACTTACAAAATATCCTGAAATCGAACCGTATTTGTCGAACTAAGTATGTGGGCGGGCTTCCACAGCCGCCCAGCTTTTTCAATTAAAAAGGAGAGAGTATGATAAAAGAGTGTGAAGAGTGTGGTGAGGTGTTTGAAGCAGAAGCAGCGGATGAGCAAAACTGTGAAGATTGTTTAAATTATTTTTCGGACAAAGATGAGGCGGAGGACGACGATGAAATTACCGATGTCGAGGAAGCCTGATAAACTCCAACAATGGAAAACTAAAGTACGAGAACTGCCACTCCCCTCAAAATATCAACTCGAACTAATAATCGAATCTGGCGAAGCGTCACACGCGCAAGCACGAATCCTTGCTACATATGCACTTGACATAACATACAAGTAAAGAGGCTTTATCTTGGATAAATTTATAGCAAATAACGGAAACCCTGACAGCCCTGTATGGGTGCTGCTTAATAGGCCACTTCCCGGAGACGAGGACAAAGGCTATTTATTCAGCGCCCCTATGGGGTATGTTTTTGATAAGATGATGCGAGAAGCCGGGCTGCCTGACTATTATGTAACTTGTTACCTACCAATCGTAGGAAAATCCACAGGCGGCGATTGGCATTGTTATCTGAAGCATCATAAACCCGCTATAATAATCCCACTGGGCGTCGCAGGATCTGGTGTATGCCATGAACTAGAACCAAAGTATCGTGGCCCTAAATATAACCCCGAGCGAGATTCTGAAATATCCAAGTATTGTGGATCGTTACTTAAATTAAAACAAACAAATGTGAGCGGGCCGAATGATTGGGAGCATTATGTAGTTCCAACATTCGAGCCGATTGATATTGTAAAGCAATGGAAACTTCGCGATGTGGTCATAAGCTGCGATCTCGCGAAAGCGGCCAGTGAGCTGGAGTATTGGAAAACACACGCAAAGACAATGCAGCCATTGCCTAAACGCGAGCCAAAAATTCACTTCGAATGCTTTGACGAATTGCTTGCTATTCTGGATACTTTTTTCAACTACCCGATTATCTCAAACGACATTGAGACAATCTATCCACGCGCGCCGACAAAGACGCAGCCATCTCAGTTCTATAAAATTCTCCCAGGGTATCCAATTACAATTGGTCTAGCTCCTCGGACTGACTTTGGTATTAGTTTTGATTTCTTTCGTGAGTCTACGGTAGAGACCCGCGAGCTATGGAAAAAACTTGCCAAGCTCCTTTGGGAAGTTCCATCGCTCGGCCAGAATTTTTTCAACTTCGATGCGAATTTCTATGAGATGCTGGGATTTAGGCTCCCGCTAGAGAAATGCCGCGATACAATGATCCAGCATCAGCAACTATGGCCAGAGCTTCCACACAAGTTACAATTTCTAGCCCGACAATATACCCGCGAGGTATACTGGAAAGACGAGGGCGCGGGATGGAGTATTAAGAACATGGATGCTATGAAGATATATAATTGCAAGGACGTTATGTGTACTCTAGAGATATACTATGCACAACTAGAGGAAATGAAAGAAAGGGGGTTGGAATGAGTTATCATGATCTTAGTGAATGCACGCTTACAAATGACGAGCGTGTAGAAGAGAAGAATAGAATACTATCAAGATTACTTGATATGGATATTGAATTTACAGATAGTGAGCGTAAATTCATATTTGGTATGGAATACCAAGAAAATGTAACAGTCAAACAACTCTTCTGGCTCCGTGATATTAACAACAAATATTGAGGAAAACAATGGCTGAAATCAGTGCATTTACACAAGAAAAACTCGCGGAGGAAATAAACTCCCAGTTTAAAAATCTCGCCGAGCTTCTCCTCGAACATCACGAGGCATATAAGCTCGCATACGCATTGAATGGCAAGTTCGTAGAATACTGCGAGCACGCCAGAATACTAACCCAGCACACAAAACAGAACGTATCCATAGGAGGATACTAGATGGCAGCCCAGACTTACAATATAATCTTCAACTGTACGCCAGCACAGTTTAACACTGCAATGTCTACCACATTCCCAGCATTTGGGTGGGCAGCTATTCAAGCACCTATTAAGTTTTCAGGTATCGCAATAACTGGGACGTTTACAACCACAGCTACCACAAACACTAGCACAGCCCTCACAGCAATCGCCAGCACTGCCGGTTGGTATGTGGGTATGGGTATAACGGGTTCTGGCGTTCAAGCTGGAACTACAATCGTATCCTTTACATCCACAACTGCTGTGCTTTCTTTGGCTACTACAACTTCCGTAGCAGGTACTGCAGTAACACTCGCAGCCACTGCTGCCGGGAATCAGGTAGATTTTGCGTATGACGGCGCATATTTCCTACGTTTCTTTGACGCCGCCCCAGCAGCCCCATTACAGCAAGCGCAAACCGGAATTCCACAATCACAACTAACTCCAAATTTCATCGCATCCGTAACTGCGATGTTCGCTCCGACGCTAGGAGCGCCAATCGCGTCGAATGCTGCTAACGTACCCGGCCCGGCTGCTTAATAGTAAATCAAACTAGAGGGGCATTTCTGCCCCTCTAAGGAGGTTTAATGCTATCTCGAATGTATTATAGTGTAATTTACTGGCGCATAAGACGCTTTCTTAAGTGGTTTTGTTATAAAACAAAAATGCAGTGTTGTGGTAAAAGAAAGATTAATTATGCTGTTGAGTGGTGTAGTCTTTATGCTTTTCATGATAATGCCTGCAAAAGTTTTTCGGGCGAAGTATTTACGGATACTGTAAAGGAACAAGAACTTGCAGCCAAATAAAATCACCAGTGAGTATTTACATGCTTTGCAGAGTGTCTATCATCGCATAGACAGCCGTGGAATTCTAGTCTCCAAGGAGCGACTTAAAGATGCATCAGACTATATTAACACTGATATTACCAAGCAGTGCGCTATTGTCAGTTCTGTGTGGTCTTTACCTTGTTACATCGGTGCCGGAAACAAACCTGAAATTAGTCTGGGGAATAGCATTAATCTTAACTCCTCTTCTGGTAATAATACCCCACTTGGGCAACTAAAACGAATGGGGTATAAAATTCCAAAAGTTTCAGCGAGGGATGAAAATGGAAATTACATAGCGAAGGAGTCATTAAATGAGCTTGTCTTGCAAAAGATATACGCTACCAATCAATTTGCAACCCCCGGAGGCGATCCAGCATTACGCGCACTTCTGCGAATACGCGAACTGGGAACTCTCCGCGCGCGGTATATCAACGCAAATCTCTATGTGCGGAACGGAGAAAGCCTCTTTCTTACAAATTACAACATTGCTGGAACAGTCACAGGTCGTAGAGGCTCTCGAAAGCATACGTTCGGGTTTGGGGGAAATGCACAAAATTTCCCGAAACACGGAGAGCTTGCTAAAGTTTACAGACGGTGCCTCGTTGCAAGGCCAGGAAAAATCCTCCTTAACATAGATCAAATGCAGGCCGAGGACTGGCCAACTTCAGCACTAGCGAATAACACGGAGGCTTTGGATGATTTACGTAATAATGTGGATCGTCATAGGAAACTGGGCTGTCTCATTTTTGATCTTCCGTGGGATTATTATACCGACGAACAATGGAAAGATTCAATCGAGCGATACCTTGGTAAGAAAACTCGGCACGCGAATAACTATGGTATGCGTGCTAATACTATGTCTGATTCTCTTGCTAAAGAAGGGCATTCTGTAACTCCCGATCAGTGCAAAGCTATTCTTGAAAAAGTAAACAAACACGATCCATCCGTCGAGCACGTATTCCACAAGTACATAAAGGACTGTCTCTATGCAAACCGAACTCTTCGAACTCCCTTCTTCCGCGAACGAATCTTCTTCGGACTCCGCGCAGGAGAAGCAGGAAGTAATAATAAGATTTTCAACGAAGCCTTTAGCTATATACCACAGTCTGTTGTCGGCGATAATACAGGATTTGCAGTCTATGAACTTGAAACCGGAGATGACAAAACCAGAGGTCATATTATACAAGAATGCCACGATTCGATTATGCAGGAGATTGACGACTCTGTGGACACTGTCTGGGATCATATCCAAAAAGCTAAGAAAGCATTTAATAGAACAATTCGTTTCCACAACGGAATTGAAATTAACATCCCAATCGAAGGAGAGATAGGGTATGATTTCGCATCATCCGTTAGTTTAAAGTCCGGCAGTACCGGAACCAAGAAGCTAGATGACATTAGTTACGGAGATGTTCAAGCAGCTTTCTATAGACTGCAAGAGCTAAAACAAAAGGAAGTATCAGATGGCCAGAAAGCTAATTCAGAATTGGATCTCGTCTTACGTTAATGCGATTACTCCGATTACTGAAGCACCTGATGCTTATGTTTATTGGTCAGCTATATCAGTAGTCAGTGCAGTTCTTAAGAAGAAAGTATGGGTACAACGTGGAACATTCAAAGTCTATCCAAATCAATATATTATATTGGTTGGGCCACCCGGTGTTGGAAAAGGAACAGCCATGCATCCAGCCCATGCTTATATTAAAGAATACAAACCAGAACTCTCAAACTATTTGTCAGATAGAATCACAGCACCAGAAATCATCAGTAGACTCGCAGCAGGATTTCAAACTCAGTCCATTGTTAACGGTCATGTCGTTACAAGTACAGAGTCAACCGCCTGCATAATGGCAACAGAACTTTCAACCTTCCTCGGCAGCAGTGATTGGATGACCTCCTTTCTCTGCGATACTTGGGATCGGAGTAAATTTGAATACGGGACTAAAAACAAAGGTAGCTATGCTATCAAGGACATGTGTGTTTCTCTCATTGGCGCTTGTGTTCCGGATTTTATACGGAAGATTAATGGCAAGACTAATTCCGCAGAAGCTGTTAATAGCGGTTTCACGGCTCGTACTGTATTCGTATTCGCGAATGAAAAATCCAAAAAGCTCCCTTGGCCTATTCGATTAGAGGATATGAAGGGTGGGCCGGAGATTATTAAGAGTTTGAGAGGTGATCTTGAAGAAATATCGCAACTTACGGGAGAATTTACATTCACACAGGATGCTATTGATACATTTAATCAATGGTATGCAAAGCTCGGGGCTATTGACACAGACTCAGATGTAGTACGGCATTTCAAAAGTCGCCAAGATGTTCACGTATTCAAAGTCGCAATGTGCCTCGCGGCTGCGACTAACGATAAACTTGTAATAGATCGGTGGTGTTTATTCACAGCAATTGCTCTAGTACAGGGTGTGCTTGACACACTCGATATTACATTCCGTGGCGTCGGCGAAAGCACACTATCAGAAGCGACCGCAAAAGTTCAAACATATCTAGAGCGCAAAGGGATTGCTACTCGTGCGGAGCTTGTACGAGATATGTCCCGTCACGCAACGATGGAAGATTTAGATAGAATCATTCTAACACTACATACCATCGGTATAGTAAAACCATTCAGCCAGGGAGGGCGTCAATTCTATGAATACAATAGCAAGGGAGCAGGAAATGTTGGGGCGGCGGGAGCCGGAGTTGGAAACATCCAGCCTTGATAATACTATTTTTGTCGTAGCTGGAAAGCTTGGGCTTGAGGCAATTGAGGATAAGATTCTTATTCTTATTGATAAGTTCAAATCCGGCTACGAATGCAAGGATTGTAATGAAACTGGAATTTATATCAGTTGCGAATGTGAACGTCGTGGAACACCAGGGAGGTATATCAATGGCAATATAGACAGAGAATGCAGAATTTGTAACGGAAATTACGAATCCCGGCGGGGAACAACGTGCCCATCTTGTAAAGGAACTGGCCAGACAATAATCATGCCTGACAACGCCAAGGCTATCCCTACTAGTGGAGTTATCGTCAGCGCTGGCCCAAGATGCAAAACTAGAAAAATCGCTGAGCGCGTGTTGTTCGGCGCGCACACCGGATATTTTCTCCCCTTCAAGGGAAATGCAAAAATCCGCTGTATGCGCGAAGACGAGCCGCTTTGCAAAATCCACTCCCTCGACGCGACCCAAATGCTAGGAGATTTCATGCAAATTGAGGATTCGATTGAAACACTTAATAGATAATTAAGACTGAAGATATAGTGCAAAAATAACCCCACCCTAGATTAATAGGGTGGGGTTTTATTTGTTTTATATTTTCTCTTAGTAAACCCTACGCGCTGTCATGCAGCCCCATAGTGTGCCGGTGCCTGATGTAATCGTGCCCTATATGTTGAAGTAGTTGCTGACGCTTTACAACCTTTCATTACATCTCCACACTGCTCAACACTTTCAATAACTAACTCTCCGTGTAGTACACGACACACGAACCGACCTTGGTTGCCGGATTGCCGTAGGCAGAGTCAATATTCTGCCAGTTAATCAAAAGGCTGGAATTGAAGCGCAGTGGTGCTTCCTTGAAATATCGGTACCCGGTCCAATAAGTTACTGCGTCGGATGTGCCAAGATTCTGGCCCTGAAAAGCAATTGCCTGCCCACACTCATCGCCACGCGTTAGTCCGTTCTGCCCGTAGAATTGAGTGCCAAAGAAATCCTCACACCCACGATAGGTAAAGGTATTCCCGTCGAATGCAATTACAGGAGCTAATTCAAGCCAGTTGGTAGCCCCATAAATAGCTCCCGCTGCTGAGGAGACAAAGTAAATGCTTTCCAATTCACCGGTTATACCGGTGGTGGACGGGAAAAAGGTAGTAACCTGATCCGGCACAATGGAAGATGTTCTCCAATCGTTCGTCACCATGTGAAAGACATTCTGTGTTGCGGGATACAGCCCCGCTGGAGCTGCTCCCGAATAGTATTCAACCTGAGAATAAACAAAGGCAGAGGTCGCGTTATCCGATGGACTGGAGATGGTGATAGAAATGCTTGATTGATACGGAATATTGATTCTTCGATCACCACCCATCTGCGTCTGCCCAGCTACTGCAATTCCCAGATATTTGGTGCTGAAGAACGATGCTGTTTGATTTGAAGTTGCGGTCGATGGACCTACTGCGCCCCCGAGTGTAGACCACCCATCCCAGAGCATGAACATACCCAACGGAGCCGTGTAGGTCTGTCCATCGACAACGATGGTTATAATCAAACGCTGTGCTACATCGACGGGCGTAACGTATCCCCATCCGGCTGCAATCTGAATGCGAGCAACATTTCCCGGCCCGGTTGCAGTAAGGATATTTACACTCTGTGGTCCACCCACGCCACCGGGATATATTCGAACTGCCTTCTGTGCCTGAACGTTAAGCGGACGTGTCTCGTATACCGGAGTCGAACTTGGCGAATAAATTTGCGACATGATGTTTCTCCTCAGATTCCAAAGGTGCAGGTGATGTCCGCGGCTGCCGGAACGGTGATTGCAATGTCATTCACATCTGGATTGCTTGCGCTATACGCCACCGATCCGCTATTCACATAGCAAGTCATCAGCGGATAAGAAGTGCCCAGATTATGCGCGTAGCTGAACGTTCCAGCCCCAGTAAAGGCATGCTCGATAGTGACGGATGTAGAGGTGCTAGTCCATGTAAGGCCGTTCGTATTTGTATTGGTGTAAATAATGCCAGTCACCGAGTCGGTGATTGTTGATCCGATTGGGGAGTAGTTTCCACTTGTCATAGCAATTAAGTTCACTCGTCCGGACAAAAAAGCGTTCGGTGCGGTCACTCGGATTAGAGGGCCACTGTAGTAGAAATTAGCATAGGCATTTGGGAAGGTTGATGAGAATGTGATGGAGTTATCGACGATCTGCGCACCAGTTGGAGCGCCATCTCCGACCGCACCATACCATACTATTCCGGTTTGCGTCGTCGGAGTAGTTTGGGTGTCATAGACAACATTGTGGTCTACAAGCATATTCGCTACCGTGCCACCCGATTGAACAACGAATGTATAGCCAGACCCATACTGACCAGGAGGGACTGCCAATTTTTCCATATTGCAATTAGCTGCTATATTATTATGGATATGCAGCCCCTTGATTGCCGAAGCAGAAAACCAATAGCAAGCATAGGGACTGTTGGATACGATGTTGTTACTCACGTCACTGTCTATAACTACTGCTGTGCTTGCCGTAACATCGATAATTGCAATTCCCGCCAGACTGTAGGGGGAAGGAAACGTGGCAGTTTCAGGTGCCCATGTGATTACGTTGCCTGTGATCTTGGCGTGGCTCAATGAATAGCCTCCGCCGTTTCCGTACCACTCAATACCCGACTCTGAGCCTACACTCGCCCAATTTGTGCTGAATCCCTGCCTGTCCATAGAAACGCTGTTGTTAGCAACTATGAGATTGTCAATCGCGCCGTTGTCTGTCCAGAACTGAATACCATTTGAATTGACGTATATCACATTGTTACTGATGTTTATATTCGACGTTGTCGCACCCAAGGTGTACGGATTCGAGTCGTAAATGATCCCCACGCCGAATCCGTAGATTCTGTTCCCTGTTACGACTGTGTTGCTATTGTGGACTTCAATCGCCGTTCTGACTGCTGGTCCTGATGCGGTAAAATCGTTGTTCGTGATCGACGACCCGCCGTTCGTGCCGTTCGTATAAATCAGCGATGAGTCATATTGAATACTGCTGTTGACCCCCCAGTTGAGCCAGTGGCATCCGTCCACGACTGCGTTGTCAGTGTTGTTCGTGTTGATTGTCCACATGCCGTTGCCGTTTTTGAATGTCAGGTTCCGAAAGACTAGGCCAGCACTTCCGTTAGGGCCTCCGAGATTGTTCCCGAACGCCAGCCGATAGTTTGTATTTCCCGGTGTAGCAGTCATGGGGTTGTTCGCACCGTTGAAGTCAATGGTCAAATTTTCAAAGGTCGCAGGGATGATTACTGCACTCGATCCCCAACTGAAGAGCTGCGCAAAATTGATCCCATTTCCAATCTTGATCGTCCCAAATCCGTCTATGCCAACGCCGGGAGGAACAGTGAAGATGGCATTATTCGCTACCGCTGCGTTTGGATTGCTATTAACAAGGCAGGTTCTCCCATAAGGGAAACTAATTGTTGCCTGTCCAGTGCTTGCCGATTGTGTTCCAGCAGCCGCAAAGGCCGCAATTATTCCAAGGCGATCATCGGCAATTCCATTACACAAAGCGTAGGCGGTGACCGGAATCGGCAAGCTGGGCGCAGATACCGACGTGCCCGCCACGACGCTGCCAGCGAACGTATCCACCTGCGATGCTCCGCTACCTGACTGAGTAATCCCGTTCAGCCCACAATTCACGCTCGATCCGCTCGTCGTGCAATTCACCGGGGCTGTGCCCGTGACAGACGATATAGCACCCGTTACCGAGGCAACCGGGATCGTGGTCGAGTAGCTGAAGGGCGAAGTCCCGTTGCCGTAGGCGTAGCCTGTGCCATCTCCGCCCGTACCGCCTGCTGCTGGAGG